CATGGGAACGAAATCCGAGGGTCTACTGGATATGTCAAATGTCCCTTCTGATAATCCCCCAACACAAGAACAACTGCGTGACCAAGTAAAGCAGCGCATTCTCTCTTACAATAAGGGTGTGCTTGAAGGCAAGGTAGTTGCAAACAGATGGTTGTATGCTGCTGCAAGACGCTTTGAGACTGATTTGGAACGCAGCGATGTTTACTTTGATTGGGATGAAGCACTCAAACTCAACGAGCATTTTGAGCGACTTTCCCTCATTGGTGAATGGTCAAAGGAGAAGTTCAAACTCCACGATTGGCAACTGTATGCGGTTGCAAATATTATTTGTTGGAAACTGACTGAAGATAAGCGCAAGAGATACAAGTTGTGCGTTCTTCAAGTTGCAAGAGGAAATGGCAAGACCACCCTGATGGCAGGACTTGCACTCTATGATCTGATGAATGGTGAAGGTAAGCGAGTTCATATTCTTGCCAATAATCAAGATCAAGCAGAGATTCTTCTTGATACCGCACAGACAATGGTGAGCAGACTACCTCAAGACTCTCACGATTTGACCCGTAGATTTGCCTCTATAGACCGAGATGACGCTGACTGCTCCATGACCGCCCTCGCTGCATTGGAACGCTCCTTGGACGGTTTGAACCCCTCCATGTGGGTAGCAGACGAAGCAAGCGAATATAAGGGACGATTCCTCACCAAACTCCTCACCACAGGAGCAAAGCGCAAGGAATCATCAGGTATTATCATCACAACGCCAGGGTCAAATCCAGAGAACATATATGGTGAGATCGTAAAGCAATGTGAAAGCATACTTTCAGGTGAACTTCAGGATGACACAGTATTCTCTTTGCTCTATGGATTAGACAAAGAAGATGCACTTGAAGATGAAGCACAATGGACAAAGGCAAACCCAGGTCTACCTTATGGACAACCTGATCTTGTCTCGCTTCGTCGTTCTTGGAACACAATGAAGCAGAGTCCAATGGGACGATCCGAGTTCTCTCGCTACCATGCTGCTCGTATGGATGAAAACATGGGTGGTTGGTTGGATATGGGAGAATGGGACAGCATGGTTGAGAAGTCAATCACACCAGATTTTCTCAAAGGTAGAGTGTGCTATGGTGGTTTAGACCTCTCCAAATCAGGTGACATGACGGCATTTGTGCTTGCATTTCCACTTGAAGACGGACGAGTTTTCTTCAAAGGACGCTACTGGTTTCCCAAGGAAGGACTTGCACAACGAGAGTTGGACTACAGAATGCCATGCCGAACATGGGCAAAAGAAGGTAAACTTGAACTATCAGCGGGTCGAGAAATAGATTACGAACAGATTCGCATCGCAATCAATGAAGCGTGTAAGGAATATGATGTTCGTATCATCGGATATGACAACTGGGGTAGTAAGATGTTGGCGGAATCCCTATTAGCAGATGGAGTTCCACTCCAAACATACAAAATGTCCGCATCCACATTTGCCCCTGGGTGTCAGTTATTTCAGAACCATTGGTTTGGTAAGAAGTTGGCATTCGGTGACGATCCAATCATGCGCCGAGCATGTGCTGAAGCAGAAGCGAAAAGAGACATCAACGGTAATATTCGTCCAGTAAAATCAAGAGAACATTCAATCATTGACCCGCTTGTAGCAGCAGTAATCAGTCTGCATGTATTTGGAGGCAGAATCGCAAGCGTCTATGAACAAGAAGCAGACGCAATCAATGGAGCATCCTAAATGGGAATAGTCAACAGCATTACAGAATCAATCCGAGGGTGGTTTGGATATCCGACAGGATACTATCCACTCGTTCCCACACCATTTGAGGTATTCTCAAGTGGTGATACCATACCATTTGTTGGTCCTGCTTCTGCTCTTCACTTTACACCTGTTTATCGTGCTGTAAATCTAATCTCCAATGATATTGCAAGAACTCCAGCAGAGTTTGATTCACCTTCACTTGAGCGCATTTGGGATCGACCAAACCGTTGGCAAAGTGGATATGATTTCCGCAGACAAATGACAATGCAAGCATTGCTTTATGGTAATGCTTTTGCTCTTATCAATCGCAAGCGCAACGGAGACATCTATGAACTTGTTCCATTGCCAATCGGTTCAGTAACTCTTGATGTTACTTCTCCCGATCCTGTCTACAAGACCACACAATACGGTGATTTGAGTCCTGATAACATTCTACATCTCAAGGCAAGTCCACTTGAAGGACTTTGGGCAAACTCTCCCATAATGCTTTGCAGAACAGCAATCATTATTGGTCTAAATCAGGAAAACAATGTTCAGAATCAAGCAGCAAGCGGTGGAAATCCAAACATGGCATTCATCCACCCAGCACAACTCAATGCTGCTGCTCGTCAAGCAGTCATAAACGACTACCTGAAAAATCATAGTGGAAAGAATAGTGGCAAACCACTTGTGCTTGCAGAGAATGTAAAAATAGAAAAACTATCCTCTACAAGTCTTGCAAGTGACTACGAACAAGCAAGAAAATACACAGTTGCGGACATTTCACGCATTTACGGTGTTCCTGCTGCTTATCTTGGTGAAACTTCAGGTAATGTCTACGGTTCTCTTGAATGGATGGGTAGAGCATATCTTGACCATTGCCTTTCGCATTGGTTTGAAGCATGGAAGGCAGAGTTTATGCTCAAACTCAACGAAGAACCTCTATTTGACACCGATTTCATCACTAAACCACCGATTGCAGAACTATTTGCTGCACTCCGAACAGGTGTTGAAAGCAGCGTAATCACAAGAAATGAAGCAAGAGAAATCATGGATTATGAACCAGTTGAAGGTGGAGATGAGTTCATTGTTGCCAAAAACATGGGTCAAGGAGGTGGTCAAACCAATCTCGGAACTGACACATCAGGTGGAACCGCACAAGGAGATGTAAATGGAAATCCGCAAGTCACAATCTAATATCGAAGGCAGAGGAAATACCTTGAGCGGGTATGCAGTTCTGTTCGGTGTCGAGTCAAGAACGATATTTGAACACGGTAGACAGTTCAAGGAAACTATCAAGCGTGGTGCATTTGATGTCAGCACAGGACAAGACCCAGACATCAAACTTTTCTTCAATCACGACACCTCAATGCCACTTGCAAGACAGAATAACGGCAGTCTTCGCCTTTATGAAGACGAAAAAGGTATTCGATTTGAAGCAGACCTACCTGACACAACTCTCGCAAATGATATTCGTGAGTTGCTAAACAAGGGTGTGCTTACAGGAGAAATGTCATTTGGATTCACTACTGCCAAAGACAGTTGGGAAGGTAGAGACAGAAGAGTAGTGGAAAAGGGAAGACTTTACGAAGTGAGCGTGGTAACAGATGCTGCTTACCCTGCCACTCATTCACAACTTCGCAGCACAATGTCAGAAATCACTAACAAGCGGATCAAACTACTCCGCAGGAGAATCAAGTAATGGATAATCTTATTGAAAAGCGTAATCAACTCACGAACGAACTTCGTTCGATGATCGACAAGTGGGAAGTCGAATCCAAGAACCACGCAAACAACTTCGATGCTGATGCAAATGCTGCCTATAAGGAGCGTTGCGCCAAGATCGAAGCAGACCTTGATCGTGTTGAAGCACAGATCGACGCATCTGCCAAGAGAGCAAAACTCGACAAGTTGGACAATACTCCAATCTTTGACACCCGTGGCAAGTCCGCTGGAACTGTCGGTGATCGCAAGGAGGATTGGGGTCGTCGTTTCATCTCTGCTATTGCAAAGGGTGACAACGGTGAACTTCGCAGACTTCAGGGCGAAAACTTCGATGGTTCAACCGTCGAGAACCGTATTATGACAGTCGGTTCTGCTGGTGGTGCTGCTGCTGTTCCAAATAACTTCGATGAAGTCATTCGTCAGAAACTCTACCAAGCAAATGTTGTTCGTCGTATTTCCAAGGTAACTCGCATTGATGGTCAGAAGAGAATCACCATCGAAGCAGCACTCCCAGTAACTGAACTTGTTGCTGAAAATACCGCAATGTCATCTCCAAGTGATCCAACATTTGGTTCACTTATTCAGGTATTCCCCTATAAGTTCCAAACCAAGGTCGTTCTTTCAAACGAGTTCCTTGAGGACGCACTTTCGGGTAATGGTGGCGTAGGTGGAGTCCTTGACTATGTTGCAAGCAAAGTTGCAATGTCAATGGGTAGAGCGCATGAAGACTACTTCTGCAACGGAACCAACTCTGGTCAACCACAGGGTATGGGAACCACACAGTTCGTTACTGCTCTTGCTGCTGGCAATGTTACTCGTCTTGCTGCTACCAACACCGCTGTTACCGCTCTTTCTGGCGATAACATCGTTGATTGCTACTTTGCTCTTCCACCTCAATACCGTGCAAACGGTTCTTGGGTAATGAGTGATGCTGCTCTCAAGGCAATCCGCAAGATCAAGACTGCTACCTCTGGAAGCAACGAATACATCTACAAACTCGACCAAACAGGCGATCTCCGTGAGGGTGTTCTCGGTGTTCTCCTTGGTCGTCCAGTTTACATCTCACCATTCTACAACACCGCCGCTGCTGCAAACAAACCATATGTCACTTTCGCTGATTTCAACTACTTTGAAATCTTCGACCGTAGCGACATGAATGTGCTTGTTGATCCATACACAAGTGCTGCAAACGCAGTCACCAACATGTATGCATACAGTCGTCTTGATTCCAAGGCAACTCAACTTGAAGCATTCTCATTGATTGCTTGCGCTGCATCCTAATCTCTCTTCCTTCTTTCTGGGTGGTGGGGGAGCAATCCCCCATCATCTTTTCAAACTAAATATTTCGGAGACTCTATGCCAGTAACAGTTACACAACTCAAAACAGCGTTGAAGATTGATTACTCAACTGATGATGCCGATTTGCTTCGTCTTCGTGATGCAGCGGTGGATTTCATCACCGAGTATACTGGTATCAGCATTCTTCCTGAAAAACACACCCAGTATATTCCATATTGGATGAAAACACGATTCGAATCGTTTCCATTCATCGGGATTGAAAGTGTAAAATACTACGACAGCACCAATACGCTTGTCACAATGCCAGCAACCGACTACTTCCTGATTCGTTCCAATCCCCCAAGTGTCTATGTGAACTTCAGGGAGTTTCCCTCAATCTACGAAGACACCGAGATTGAGATAAACTACACCACAGGATATGGTGATCTTCCAAACCATCTGCAACAGGCAGTTATTGCCATAGTAGGTGCTTGGTATAATAATCCCGAAGCAACTGCTCCCATATCCCTCTCAACTGTGCCAATGAGCGCACAGTTCATTCTTGACAACATGAAAGTCAAGGGAGTTCTTGAATGATTAGCGGAGGTAGACTTCGTTTCAGAGCAACAATCAAAAGAAATGCTTCTAATGTTGACAATGTAGGCAAGAAAACGCAGACATTCTCCACCATTGGAACATTTAGATGTGATTTGGTTGATATTTCCTCAAACGAAATCTCCTATGCTGATGGAACCACTCCTTTGAGAGTATATGAAGTCTATGCTCGTTGGGATGCGATTGCACAACATAGTCTCACCGAAAGAGACAAGTTGGAAATCAACAAAGGTGATACGACAATCTACGCCAATATTAGCGGCATAAGAAATCAAGGAATCAAAGACAGAGTTGCCATTATCACAGTCGAGGAGGTGTTGGCATGAGTCTACCACAGGCAATCAAGACAATGCTTCACGGTGTAAGTGGTATCAGCAACGATCAAATCACTTATGGACAACGAAATCAGCAAGCAGGACTTCCTGCCGTCACATATCTCATTACGAGCAACAATATTCTTACCATTGGCACTCCTGCCGATGCTCTAAAGTCGTGCGTAGTCGAAATCCGTGCATATGCAACCATTGCAGAAGATGCACAGACATACGCAGAATCAGTTGTAGGTCAACTGGCAACAGGAACTTACAATACCATTGAGTTTGAAGGACTTACTTATGAACCCCCAATCCTTCAAGAACCCACAGGTGGTGAGGGTGAAGAATCCGAACCATTCGTCTGTTTAGTCACTACTACCCTCTACTACAAGGAATAATCTTCTATGGCAACTACATCGTCAGTTTCATCGTTTAGTTTCAACAGCGTCACAATCGCCGCTGTAGGAACTTGCAGCATTAGTGCAGCAAGACCAG